GTCGACAAGTACGGGCTACTCGTCAAAACACCGAGCGGCGCGTGGATTCAAAACCCCTACCTGCCGATCCAAAACAAGCAAGGCGCGCTCATCAAACAATACGCCGCCGAGCTGGGTTTCTCACCGACTGCGCGACCCCGTGTCAAAGTCAGCAAGAAAGCCAAAGCCGCCAATCCGTTCGCCGACCTCAAAGAATTCGGAGAGTAGCTACACCGAGATCGCGATCCGGTACGCGGAGGCGGCGATCGCCGACAAGCGCCGCACCTGGGCCTGCGAGTGGATCCGATTGGCGGCGCGGCGGTTCCTGCGGGACCTCGAGCGGGCCAACGGCAAGCGACCGCCGTTCGTGTTTTCGATGGACCATGCGGAGCGCGCATGCCGGTTTATCGAATCGCTGCCGCACGTCGAGGGAAAGTGGGAAACCGAGACGCTGCTCTTGCAGCCGGCGCAGGTGTTTTTCGTCGTGCAGTTGTTCGGGTTTCGCGACCTCGACGGCGGGCGACGGTTCACCGAGGCGCTGATGCTGATCGCGCGCAAGAATGCCAAGTCGACGCTGGCCGCCGCCATCATGCTGTGCTGTTTCTGCTTGGAGCGCGAGAACGGACCCCAGCTGGTCAGCGCTGCCACAACCGGGCAACAGGCGCGCATTGTTTGGCGCGTGGCGCGGAACATGATCGAGCGCACGCCGCACCTGCGCGACACGTTCGGACTCGAGTGTTTTGCGAACGCGATCACTCGCGCCGAGGTGGGGGGAACGTTCCGGCCTATCAACGCCAAGGCGAGCACACAGGACGGGCTCAACCCGTCGCATACAAACCTGGACGAAATCCACGCGCACAAAACGCACGACCTGTTGAACGTGCTGCGGTCCGCCGCTGGCGCTCGCACGCACCCGCTCTGGCTGTACACGACGACCGAAGGATACGAAACGCCGGGCCCGTGGCCGGAGCTGCGCAATTACGCGAAACAGGTGCTCCGCGGCTTGTTTCGGGCGGATCATTTTCTGGCGTGCATTTGGGCGCTGGACGATGACGACCCCGAGGATGACGAGCTCAATGAGGAGAAGTGGGTCAAGGCGAACCCGCTGCTGCCGGTCAATGCTCCGCTGCTCAACGAAATGCGAAAGCTGGCGGTCAACGCGCGGGCGATGCCTGGAATGATGACCGAGTTCCGGGTGAAAAGGCTGAACCGGCAGGCGGCCGCCGCGGCGGCCTGGGTCGACCTGCAAAAATGGCGCCGGTGCGGCGGGCCGGTCGACCTCGAGGCGTTGAAAGGTGCGCCCTGCTGGGGCGCGTTCGACCTTGCGACGACGCGCGACATGACCGCGTGGCGCTTGCTGTGGCTGCTGAACGGCCATTTCTACACGTGGGGCCGGTATTGGGTACCGGCGGCGGCGGTGGCTCAAATGACGGAACGGCGGTCGACACCGTACGCCGCCTGGGTCAAGTCTGGGCACCTGATTCAAACCGAGGGCGAGACGACCGACTACGGCCTGATCGAGCGGCAGATTGCCGAAGACTGCGAAAGATTCCAGCCGGCGCGGCTGGCATTCGATCCATGGAACGCGCAGTCGACCGTGGTGAACCTCGCCAACCTGGGGCTCGAGCTGGTGCAATTCGTGCAGGGCACGCGAAGTTACAACCCCGGCATGAAAGCGGCCGAGGTGGCATATACTTCCGGCCGGTTGCATCATGGGGGCGACCCGGTGCTGACCTGGAACATGGCGAACGTCGTCGCGAGGTCCGACGAGATGGACAACATCGCTCCGAGCCGCAAACGATCTGCTGGCAAAATCGACGGCGCCTGCTGCCTTTTCATGTGCTTCGGTCTCGCCAACGCTGACGACACGGCAGCGTTCGACCGCTACCTCGCGAACCCGGTGACCGGCTGATGGCGATCACCTGGTCGTCTTGGATGCGGTACTTGCTGGGCGGCCTGTGGAACCCGGAAACGGGCGTGCAGCGCGCCGGGCCCGGATCGTATGCCGCCGAGGCCGGCCAGCTGGTGAGCGATTCTCGCGCGCTGCAAGTCGCCGCGGTGTTCCGTTCGATCCGCATCATTGCCGAAACCGCGGCGTCCTTGCCGCTGGTCGCATACCGCCGAGTCGGTGCGGGTGAGAGGGAACCGTTGCCACCGTCGCACTGGCTGTCGAGACTGATCGAGGAACCGAACCCGACCCAAACCGGCGATGAGTGGCGCGAGGCGATGTTCGCGCAGATGGCCGGTTGGGGGAACGGATACAGCCGGATCGCTCGCCAGTCGGAAGGCCGGCCCGTGGAATTATGGGTGCACAAGGCCGACGCGATGGAAGTCGAGCGCAGGCGGGACCGGTCGCTGGTGTACCGCTACCCTGACGCAGACGGCGTCATGCGCGAGCTGAACGCGTCGCAGGTGCTACACCTGCGCGCGTTTTCGATGGACGGCATCATGGGCATGTCGCCGCTCGCGCTCGCGCGCGAATCGCTGGGACTCACCGTCGGCGCGGAGCGGTACGCGGCGTCGTTTTTCGCGCAGGGCGGCCGGCCGGCCGGGGTTATGACGTCCGAGAAGTTGCTCACCGACAAACAGCGCGAACAGATACGGCGCGAGTACGGGGACATGAGCACCGCGACCGACGCCACCGGCAAAAGATTCTGGCTGCTCGAGGGCTCGCTGAAGTACCAGCCCATCACCGTGCCGCCCGAGGACATGCAGATGTTGCAGACGCGGGCGTTTCAGATCGCCGATATTGCGCGGTTCTTCGGCGTGCCGCTGTTCCTGCTGATGGAAACGGAGAAGTCGACGAGCTGGGGCACGGGGATCGAACAACAGAACCTCGGGTTTCTCACCTACACGTTGCGGCCGTACCTTTCGCGCATGGTCAACAGCTTCAACCGGTGGCTGATCCCGGAATCGGAGCGCGCGTTGCTGTTCGTGGACGTCGACGACTCGCCGCTGGTGGCGATGGATTCGGCCGCGCAGGAGAGATTGCTGTCATCGTTTGCCGATCACGGCATCATGACCCGGAACGAAATCCGGGCGCGCCTCAAGCTGAGGCGGGCGACCGATGCGAACGCGGACAAGCTGACTGCACAATCGGCCATGCTGCCAATCGACCGACTGGGCACCGAAACGCGGCCGGCCGGGCTTGGCGCGACCGAGCGCGCCGCGCCGCACGTGGTGGCGCTGGGCGAGGCAATCGCGCCGATCACGGATGCGATCACGGCGATCGCACAGAAGCAGGTGGAGTTGTCGACCGCGATCGAAAAACTGGCGGCCAACGCCGGGCGGCTGAGTCAACATCACCCTTGAGGCAGCCGGCGCGCTGTTCGGCGGGCCGCCGCTGTTCGGCCAGCTGGCGGCGACCCTCGAGGACGCTACGCTGCGCGCGCGGGGTCGCGGGCCCGTCGTCGAGCAACCCAGCACGCCGGGTGGAAGCCGGCGCCGGCGGCGCGGCGGTGCACCGGTCGTGCATGGTCGCTGGGATCCGGTTGATCCGCCGTCGCGGCGCGGCCGACTGGCCGCGCGGCTTGAGGATGCAAAGGTTCGCGCGCGGGTCCGGGTGACGATTGTCGGCCGAGTGGATGCAACCCTGGGCGAATGTCGGCTAGACTCACGCGGCACGGTCGATTGGCGCGGCGTCATCGCCGACGACGAGCGGCTGTTTTTCGGTTTGGTAGCGTAGCGGGTGCACCATGAACGCAAACACGGCGCGCAAACTCGGGATCCTCGAGCGGCACGACCTGCCATTGGAAGCGGCCGCGCTCAAGTTTCTGGACCTTGAAGCCAAAGCAAAAAACGGCGCGGTGCAGTTTGAGGGCTACGCGTCGGTCTGGGGTCGGGTCGACTCGTGGGGCGACACGGTCCTGCGCGGTGCGTTCACCGAGTCGCTCAAGGTGCGCCGGCCGCTGATGCTGTTCGGCCATTCGCCGGGCCGCGTGCCTGGAAAGTGGCTGGAGTATAGCGAGGACGATACCGGCCTTCTGATGCGCGGCGAGCTCACTCCGGGACATTCCGAGGCCGCCGACATTGCGGCGAGTCTCAAGCACGGGTCGCTGAACGGGCTGTCGATCGGCGGTTACACGACCGACTGGGAAACGACCAAGGAAGGAACGCGCATCATCAAGGCGTTCGACCTGTGGGAAGTTTCAATCGTGTCGATGCCGGCCGAGGACGAAGCGCGCGTCGACCTTGCGAGCGTGAAAAGCGCGATCGACCTATGCCAGAAAGTTTCCGACGTCGAGGACCTGCTGCGTGAGGCCGCAGGCTTGTCGAAGTCAACCGCGACCGCAATCGTGTCGCGCCTGGCTCGCATCATTCGGAGTGAGTCCGAAACGGTGACCGAGGACAGGGAAGCCGCAAACCTTGCGGCGACGCTGCGAAGCCTCAAGTTCCCGACCTCACTTATCGGAGCAAAGAAATGACCACGAAGCTGACAGCACCCGAAATCAAGAGCGCGGAGGATTTGCGCGCCGCGTTTCTCGAAACGCACCGCGAGCTCACCGCGTTTGTCGAAAAAGCAAACGGCGAAATCCTCGAAGCGCGCCGCGCGTCCACCGAATCGCTGAACGCGATTCGAGCGCTCACTGAAAAAGCCGAGGCGATCGGCGTCCGGCTCGACAAGATCGAAGCGCGCGCGGATCGCGGCGATATCGACGCTGCCGTGCGCAAGAGCCTGGGCGAGCAGTTCGTCGAATCGCCGGATTGGAAGTCGAGCATCCAGCTGACCATGAAGGCGAAGGCGCGCATGGAAACGAAGGCCATCGTCAACGCGACCGGACAGAACCAGCCGTTGGTTGCCGACATGCGCGTGCCGGGCATCGTGACGACGCCAAACCGCCGGCTGCGCATGCGGCAGCTAATCCCGGTCGGGCAGACGTCGTCCAATCTGGTCCAGTTTGGCAAGGAGAACGTGTTCACCAACAACGCGGGGCCGCAGGCGGGCGGCTCGCCGACGGTGGCGGGCGAGAACATCACGAAGCCGGAGAGTAACATCACGTTCACGCTCGACAATGCGCCCGTGGTGACGCTGGCGCATTTCATCCTGGCATCGCGGCAGGTGCTCGAGGACGCGCCGATGCTGGCCAGCTACATCAACGGGCGCCTGCAGTACGGGCTCGCGCTCGAGGAGGACGACGAGCTGCTGAACGGCGACGGCACCGTGGGCACGATCAAGGGGCTCATGGCGAGCGCCACCGCCTACAACCGCGCGCAGACTGGCACGAAGATCGACTGGTTGCGGCGCGCGATCACGCAGCTTCAGCTGTCGGAGTACGACCCGGAGTTCATCGTGCTGAACCCGGTTGACTGGGAAGCGATCGAACTGACCAAGGCGACCGACAATCAGTACATCGTCGCGAACCCGGTCTCGATGATGGGGCCGACGCTGTGGGGTTTGCCGGTCGTGGCGACCAATACGATGGGCTCGTCGCAGTTCCTGGTCGCGAACGGTTCCATGGCGGCGCAAATCTGGGACCGCCAGTCGGCGGCGATCGAAGTGTCGCGCGAGGACAGTGACAATT